CTCCCGCACCTACTCCCGCACCTACTCCCGCACCTACCCCTGCCCCTCAACCTAAAAAAAAGGAAGAACCAGTATCTGGTGGTGAAATAGTAGGATTTTCCGATCAAGAGTTCGCATCTATATAGAAAAAAACGATTTAGGTTTTTTAATTAAAACATCTGTATCAACAGGAGAAGAAGACGTTTTAATTCTTTTTTTTGAAGAAACTTCTTTTTTATGATGTTTCATTTTGGTTTGATGAATTTTCAAACATCTTTCATCTTTAAATTCTTTATTACATACATTGCATTTTGATACTTTTTTATCTTCAATCTTTTTTTCACAGTGATATACTATAACATTTTGTCTTGTTTTGATTTTTTTATCATATGGAACACAATATAAATTTTCTTTCATTATTTTTTATGAATATATCATTTGTATGTTTTAAGACGCAATACTTTGTAAATTTTCTTTTTGTTCTTTTTTAATGGTTTCTTCTATATAATACCACGATTTTACAGAAGGATCCCATCTCGCTCCATTTGCTTTTGCAATATTTTTTTTAGCAAATGGAACATTAATATATACTTTTGATTCCTTTTTTGTATCATTCTCTTTTGTTTCTGCTTTAATATTTTGTAATTCAATAATTTTTGAAAGATTAGGATGATTCGCTTTTATATACCATTTCTTTTTGGATTTATCCCATAAAGCACCCAATTCTTTAGCAGAATCTTTATTATGAAATGATACCCAATCAAGTATTACAACGTCGTCTGTCTTCATAGGTTCTGAACCTATTGCTAAGCAAGCTAATCTATCTGCTTCGGCATTACCAACAGAATGTTGATCAGTCTTGTTAGTATGAGCTTCAATATAATGAAGCTTTATTATTTTTTTATTCGTTTGATACAACTCATATGCTTTTTTCACTAATTCAAAGTTCGGTGGAATTTTATTTGTTTCGGTCTTCCAATTGTTTCTTGCAAGTTTATCACCATAACTTGTAACACTTTTTATCACATATTGTGAATCACACCATATATGAACTTCTTTTTCAACACTTATTTTTTCAACAGCTTTAATAAAAGCAGTGAGCTCTCCTGTATTATTGGTTTGTTTTCCTTTTACACGACCATTTTCATTACGATTATCATTTAGTCCAAAATATATTCCATATCCAGCCTTTGCATCTTTTTTTCCATTATTACTACACGCACCGTCTATATATATGTTTTGAACAATTGACATATAAATAATATACTATAATATTACATCATTTTTTTATATTTACATTAAATGTATTAAAACATTTTTTCTTACTGGAAATACAAGAAAGGATGTTAAAAAATGCCGGTAATACCTGTAAAAAAAGAAAGTATGATATAAATAATAATAGCAAACCATTACGCTTAGTAGTTGCTGTTGGAGGAAATGCATTACAAAGACGTGGTGAAAAACTTTCATATGAAAATCAATTGAAAGCTGCTATGAATGCAGCACCTACAATAAGAAATCTTGCAGAAAAATATCAATTAATACTTACACACGGAAATGGACCACAAGTTGGAGCACTCGCTCTTGAAAGAAAATCCGCGACATTTGATGTTCTTGGTGCTGAATCACAAGGACAGATAGGTCTCGTATTTTCTCAAGCACTTGGTACGGTAGGACAAACAGCTGTTCCTATTATCACACAGGTTCGTGTAGACTTTACTGACAAGGCTTTTAACAATCCAACAAAATATATAGGTCAGGTTTATAATAAAGACGATGCAGATGAATTAATAAAAACTAAAAATTGGATTATGAAACAAGATGGGCAATATTGGAGAAGAGTAGTTCCTTCTCCTTCTCCATTACAAATAGTTCAATTAAATGCTATCAAGGCTTTATTACAATCTGAAGATTGCGCTCCTCCAATGAAAATGATTCCTATTATATGTGGTGGCGGAGGAACACCAATTAGATATGATGAATCGGGAGCTATAAAAGGAGTGGAGGCAGTAATTGATAAGGATAATTGTGGTTCTTTATTAGCAAATGAAATAGATGCTGATATATTTATAATACTTACTGACGGAGGTGGTATATATGAAAATTATGGGACACCTGAACAAAGAGAAATGTCTGAAGTAACTCCTGAATATTTATTAAATACGAAGGCAGGTATAAATTTTCCTGGATCAATGGGTCCCAAAATACAGGCTGTTATAAATTTTATACAAAGAAGTTCAAGAGATGATGTATTTGCTGCTATAGGAGATTTACAAGATGCTAATGAAATATTATCTAACAATGCTGGTACAATTATTAGAAAAAATGTTGAAGGATGTGTTAAATGGAGGGTGAAAAAGAGTACATAACTTTATTTTTTCATAATTTTTATAAAAGTTTTATAAAATTCTTTCTATACCTTTCGTATGTACTCTTCAATACATTTATATAAATTTATATCAAAATGAAAAAAAAATGAAAGTTTTTTAAACAAAAATTTTCGCGACTATGTCTATCACTAATAGCAATCCAGATTATACTTATCATCTTCCCGATGATATTATGATAAATATCTTGCCACAGTTCTTGGGATTTAAGGATATTTATAACTTGTCAAGGTTTGTTAACTATAAGACTATTACACGAGAATATGAAACCATTTTCTACAATTGCAAAGAACTTTATAACACATTTGTTGAGTGTTTGAATTACGTTAAGGATAGTTCGTTTTCATTGGATGTTATATTCGAGATTATGGATCATATCAGAAATGATACTGATTTATCTTATATCAATATTGAGCCTAAATCGGGTAAAATTGATAACATCAACACAACGTTCTATATCTTTGTAGTTATTGGAAACTATGCGTATATGAAGAATAACCCCGATTCAATTGAAATGGTTACAAATATTCTTCTTTCATATTTCAAAAAACTATTTGTAAAAAAGTATAAGATTACCGCCGACAAAGAATTCGAAAAAATACATAATTCAACATTGAAGATGTTTCATGATGAAGACATAAAATGGTATACATCAGCCGTCAATATGTATTACATATATGAGAATATGATAATTATTATGAATAAAAAAATAGAAATCAAAAACTTATACAAAAATACAAGAAACGCTGAAAAGTATATGATACACAATCCGCGCATTAATGATTTAACGAATACACTAAGTATAATGCTCGTTACCAATTCGATATTCAATAGCATAGGTATCAGGGTGTTTGCTATCTTTGAGACGTTTCGAATGATAAATTATATATTCGAATACGGTGACAATAAATTAGTGCAAAATAACACATTTATCGAATGCAGTTTGGAGAAAATAGTAAAAATCAGAGAAGAAATGAAACAAAAAGGCTTGAACCATCGTATTCGTCCTTTCAGAAAAATAATATACAAAGAACTGGATAAAGCCAGCTCGCTTCTCACTGTAAAAAACTAAGTAATTGTTAGAGATTAGAAAGTGCCATTTTTTGGCATTCTACAATGTAATCTATTAATCTTGATAAATATATCATAATATCTATTCTATCCACGTTCCATAAATCTCTAAATTTTAATTCCTTACATATTCTAAAACATTTTCTTATATATTCGTTTAGTGAAACATTTAAATTAATATTTATTTTTTCATTTATAAATGATGTCAAATATCTATCAAAAATATGTATTTTATGAAAATCAGATAATATAGATTCATTTATTATAAAGTTATTATTGATATAATAAGAACAATAATTAAAATATAGTATTCTTATATACATATGAATCATACTACTATTCAGATTCTCGTTGTATAATATTGCTGAACGAAAATCAGATTCTATATAAAATGTATATACATATTTTGTCAGATTATCTGGTAAAAAATTCTTTTGAAAATTGTAATAATTATTTATTGATTCTTCATATATTATATAGTTTTGATCAGCTGATGATTTTATTTTACTATTCATAACCACTTTAAAATATAATATAGTTTTTATATTTATTTATGAAATATATATAAACATTAATATTATATATGTATACGTACAAAATATGAAAGAATTGTTTAAAGAACTACACGAAGAATGGTTTGCAAATCCAGATTTTTGGTTTTCAAAGAATCCTAAAAATGATAAATATCTTTCTGAAAAGTATTTTGATAAAATCTCTCTCGATTATGATATTGAAAATGATATGAAAACATTTGATAAATCAGAGTTAGTAGGAGCTATTCTTGCTTATGACCAAATTCCAAGACATCATAATCGTATTTTTCCTATCAATTGTAATGAATATTCAATTATTGCAAAACAAATTTCAATTGCAATCATTAACGGAGATAAGGAAATTATTGAAAAAATGTCATCTGCAAATTGGTGTTTTACATTTCTACCGTTTAGACATTTGAAAGATATTGATTATATTAATTCATCAATTGAATTTATCAATTTTAAGTATAAAAACGACGACAATACACCGGCGGATAGATCAATTTATAAAAGATTTTTGAAATGTTCTATTAGAGATATTTATGAACTAAATACTGCAAAACAATTAGAATCACAAAAAAATGAAAATAATAATATTGCAAATTCAAATTGGGACGAGTTTGATACTATTCTTGATTTTAATCCTAAAAAGGATTTATCAACATTTATTGATAATTTTAGCAAAAAAACAATTATCAAAACAGTATATGATATTGTAAGTAAAATAAGTAGACATACCCATATCATTGTATCAGTTTCTGGGGGAGTTGATAGCTTTGTATGTCTGCATATGTTGAAATGTTTTCTTCCAATGAATAAAATTACAGCAGTTCATATTAATTATAATAATCGCAAAGAATGTAATAAAGAAGTAGAGTTTGTCAAAAAGTATTGTTCTCTTCTGAATGTGAAACTTTTTGTTAGAAAAGTTACTGAAATGAAAAGAGAAGATTATCAATACAATGGTCTAAGAGATCTTTATGAAGATGCTACAAAAGATATTCGCTTTGATTCTTACAGACAAGTAGCAAATATTTATAATGATATGGATTTTGCAGTGGTCTTGGGTCATAATAAAGACGATTGCTTTGAAAACATTATTACAAATATCAGTATGAAAACTAACTATAATAATCTATCAGGAACAACAGTATCGAGTATTAACAATGGTATTTGCTTTCTTAGACCTCTTCTTGATATTCGCAAATCAGATATTATTGAATATGCTAAAACAATGAATATTCCATACCTCGTAGACAGTACTCCTAAATGGTCTATGCGTGGAAAAATTCGTGATAATGTTCTTCCAAGTTTAGAAGATATTAATTTGGATATTATTGGATCATTTTTTGCACTTAAAAATAGACTTGAAGAATCTGAAAATGTAATTAATACATGTATTTTGCCAAATATTTTGAATAATTTTAAACAAGACGGTAATAATATCAAAGGTGTATTTTCATATAATGAACTGCTACATGATGCAAATGTATGGTCGGCTATTTTTGAAAACAAGCTATTTAGAAACTTTTTTAAATGCAACAATATTAGTCATAAATGTACCCAAGAATTTTCACAAATGATTGTAAGATTCAAAAAAGATTTTGATAGGATGCAAAAATCAAATATCTTTAACGACAAATTGAAATTCATTATGAGAAAAAATACACATTCATATATTTACCGAACTAAAGAAGATAAAATTTGTATTTGTTTTGTAAATGCTTAAAATGGTCTCGATGTTTGTAATTGTTTTTTGGTATTTACATCAGTGGGTTTCCAAGATATATAGATTGTATTATTGTTTGGTTTTGACATTATTTGCACTAATAAACCATTCTTTCTTAAAGCCTTTACTATGTAATCTATACAGTCATTAATATCATATAATGGATATCCTATCATAACAAAAGGAACCTGAAAGAATATATTCATCCCACCATGTTCTGCTATTCTTTTAATTTTGCTGTGACATTTTTCCAATATTACATTATATGTATTTGTTTTAATTTTATCTTTTTTGTTTTTTAACTGATATAATTCAGATAAAGAAATCAGTGGGTACATTTTTATATATCAATAATATTATTTTTAGAAGAAAAAAAAGACATACTTATTCCATTTGAGATTTTACAAATTGTAAAACAGCATCAGAAGTTCGTTCATCATTGAACTCAGTTGATTTTTCACCATTTACAAATATAATGGTTGGTGCACCAGATACTCCATATTTGTTAACGAGCTCTTTGTTAGCTTCGTCTTGAAGATTTACTTTTTTCATTGAAACCTTCATTTGAGTTTCTTTCATTTTTTTGGAAACTTCTTCCCATACAGGATTAAAGTCATTGCAATGAGGGCATTTTTCCATGTAGAAATAATGAAGGACTGGTCCGTCGCCGTCAGTGAAAGATTCAAAGCATTTACCAGAAAATAATACATACATTAAGACACTGAATATTACAACTCCGAGAAATACCATTATATAGAAAAGCCAATCTTTTGACATATTAGGTACTACAGAGCTTAATTTAGAAGAACTACTTTTAACCATCTCTTACTACTAAAAGGAAAATATTTTTAATATATTCTATTTAAGTTTGTCATATTTGAATAATATTTATCCATAATAATTGTATTGTTAATATTATTATTTGTCATCCGTAAATAAGTATCAATAACATTTTTCACAGTCTCGGTTGGAGTAGTATAATAAATGCTAATAAAATTGTAAGAGCTATTGGTAACACCTCCATTTTTATTTTCTAAATAATTCAAAAAATCTTCAAATATAGCACAATTCATAATTAATATTCTTGTATCAATATCATTGTAATTAATGTTCTCTATTTCTTCTACAAATTTTATAGAATAGTCTCTATCTTCCATCACTGCTTTTATCAATAATGATGTACTTTTATCATTTGTTAAAATAATTGATCTGTAAATTAATTCTTTATTGTAAATTTTGTTCTCAATATCTGTCACAAACAATACTATATCATTGATTGACATTTTATTAAATTAACAAATATATTTCTTATATAAGATTTTATAATATAAGAATATATATGACTGCATCTGATATAGTATTCATAGATATCGATATATTTAAAGAACATTATCAAAATTTCAATAAAAATAATATTTCACAAAAATATATTGATAAAAAAAATGAATTGGTTAAAACATACCATTGCTTCACAGAAAACAAACATTATGAAAAAAGAAACATTCGGATACCTTATGAAAATAAAAATCACAATAAACTTCATATAATTACAGGGAATTTTACGGAAGAAACAAAAATCCGAAAGGGATTTACTGGATTATTGAACAAATTATCATCTCAAAATAAAGATAGTTTATATATTAAAATAAATGATTTCTTGAAATCCTCAAAAGAACATGGTATTTTATGTTATAATATTTTATGGGATTTTATCAAACAATCTTCTTCTGTATTGTATATTGATTTAATTGATTTTTTTGATATAAATATTTCAAAAGAATATATAAAAAACATAATTACAGAAAAAAAATGGTATCCATCTGATGATATTTTCAACAACAATGTTTTGAATAATGAAAATTATGACATTTATTGCGACTATGTGAAATGGAAAAAACAAACGAAAAATGTATTTGATGCTATTTTGGTTTTATCAAAAAAATATGACTCCATCAATAATGATATGCTTAATGAATTAATTGATGATATATTTAGTATATTTAAAAATACAAATGATAAAAAACATATTACTGACTTCATGTTAGAACTATTGGCAGATTTTTTGAAATGTATAGAAAATAATGATATAAAAATCTATTTGGAAAAAATAAATCTTGATAATGTTGATAAATCTACCAAATTTCTTATTCTTAATATTTTAGAAAAAAATACCTCATAATATATTAGATATAAATATTTGAAAAACATGATGACAGTATTTGAATTGCTGAACTCATTAATAAGTTTATTTGTAGTTATTCTATTTGCGATAATATATTTCTATATTAATAATTTGGAAAATATGGGATGTGAATGTTCCGTACACCCATATAGAGATATGATTAAACAATTTACAATATTTGCATTTGTATTTGTAATTGTTACTATGCTTGTACCAAAATCTTTATTAACAACTTATTTTGGAAGCATCGTTGGTGAATTATATGTATTTATAAAGATACTATTCTATCTCATATGTATTGTATATTTCTACATGATTTTAGAATATACCAGATTTTTAGTAAATGAAAAATGTAAATGTTCTGATGATATTCGCCGTGAATTAATTACCGCGGGTTCTTTACTTGAAATAATAGTACTCTTATTCGCATTACTTGTAATGATTATAATACCGGTTATGGTAGTTTCGCTTGACTATGTGAAACATAACTACGTAAAAATTGAAAAAGAAATGTCATCTTCTATGAAGAATCCATTTGAAAAAATCAGAAAATTATCTTCTAAAGTTGTTTCCAAAGTATCATCAAAATCTTCCAGAAAATCTTCGAAATAAATGAAATAAATTATGAAATTACAAATTGAGAGTTCTGGAATTCTTATTTTTTCCATTTTTTAATATTTTAATATCTGCTGTATCTTCTATTATTGATGTTATTTCTTCATCTGTAACTGATAATGTCTCTATATTGTTCTGTTCCCTGTCAAATGAAATCTTATTATGGACATTATTAATTATACTGTCAATATCACGCGTTGGTTTCATATTTGGCATTTCATCTTCAAACATTCTTTGCGATGGTCCACCGCTTATATTATTGAATAAATTACTTACCATTCCAAACAATCCAGAATTCATTGGACTCGATGACTGTCTTTCTTGGTTCATTTCACCTGTCATATATTGTTTTGCAGCTGCTGCTTGAAACTGTTTCATTAAATCTGGATTTGATTTTAATACACTTTCAACTTCTGGTAATGGATTTTCTTTAAACATTCTACTGGTTAAATGGAACATAAATGCACTTCCTGATAGTGAAATAAATAATCTTAATTCCGGAGACATTTTCTTACCTGTCGACTTGTACTTCAAATGTAACTCTTCGAATATATCATCATAATCAAGTATATTTTCATGTACTTGTTCTGACCAACCTTCTAATCTTATAGCAAACGGATCATATCTCGAATTTAAATATTCTGTTCCTGTTACAAAAGCCATCATCATCTTTCTTTGAAATCGAATACTGGCATCAATCTCTTTTTCTTTTATCAATTTATTATATTCTGCTCTCATTTCATTGATATTCGAATCCATATTATATTTGAAAGGAAGGCGATATCCTTTTGATTCAAGACGTTCCATTTGATACAACAATTCCATCTTTTCATTTAATTCGTTTTTAATCATATCTTTATCATAACTGTTTCTCTCATTTCTTCTACTGTCATCGAAAGAACGTTTCATATCAAATCCTTCTTCTGAGTCATCTTCATCTTCGTCGTCATCATCTTCGTCATCATGTTTATTATAACGATTATCTTTTGATTCATTGTCATAATCAATTCTTCTTGCTTGATCTAAATTGCCTTTATTTTTGTAAGATTTGGATGAAGTACTTGTTGTATTGGTTATTGATGACCTCGAAGATATTGATGAACAACTTGATGCAGATGACATTGATAAAACATCAGGGCTTATTTTTTTCTTATTAAATAAATCGTGATTATTTAATCCAGACGCAAATGGCATATTCATAGACATTCGTGTTTATGTATATTATTTATTTAAATACTTTTATATATTTATTTAGATTTTCAACGCATAGTTTTTATGTATATTTTTGAAAGCTATATGGATAGTCTGTTATAACACCAATTCCGTGTTTGATAAGTATATTATATGTTTCTTTGTCATTTACTGTATATACATATATATTTATCGGGAAAATTGACAAATCTATAATTTCGTGTAAACTATTATGTTGTAAAGATATTACAAGACCTTTGCATTTATATTTATTTAAAATATTTAGAAAATTATCTGGTATTTTTTCTACAATATACATTCTCTCATATTCTGGTAGTATATACATTGCTGTTTCTAAATATTGAGCATTAAATGATGAAATTACTATGTTTTTTGGGTTTCCTATCTTTTTAATTTCATTACATACAATATTTGGAGTTAATTTGTTATCACATTCTTTGATTTCAATATTTAGATATATATCAAATCTATCGCATAATTTTACAAATTGTTTGAGACTTGGTATTTTTTCCTTAGTGAATATATGAGATAATGATATATTATGTTTTAATAATTCATTATATGTAAAATCTTTCACGTACCCTGGGAATCCAGTACATCTATCTAAAGTTTCATCATGAAAGACGATTGGTCTATTGTCTTTTGATAGTTGAACGTCTATCTCAATCGATCTTATTTTTAATTTATTCGCCATATATATCGCTGATATACTGTTTTCTGGCGCGAATTCCTTTACACCACGGTGCCCTATTACAAGTGGTAACATATTTATATGATATTATTAAAATAATCTTATATATTGGAAAAAAAATAATGTAAAAAGTATATAAGAATAATATATATATTATTGTACATGTTAAGAGCTCCTATAGCTCAGATGGTTAGAGCGAGCGGCTGTTAACCGCTAGGCCACAGGTTCGAGCCCTGTTAGGAGCGTTTTTATTTTTTATTTACTCAAATACTGTTTTAAGTAAAGCATTTATTAAATGTTCAATAGCTTTTATATCACCCATATTCCCTCCATTAATAGGATCAACTATTCTTCCATAATCACATATCACGGCAGGAATATATTCATTGTTGTTTTCCAGTGAAAAAGCTAATAATCGATGGTTACCATCACTTAAATATAGTTTTACATTATCCTTATTATCATCAACTTCTTCTTCATTTATTTCAGCATCTATATAAACAGGGTAAAATTTTTTTTGTTGCTGCGTTTCCACAAGTTGTTCTTCACAATATGTTTTTTGTTCTGTTTCGATAAAGGGTTTTTCCGGCTTTGTATATTGTTTATATTGTAATGACGTTAAATCAAAATCTTCTATTTTAAAATAATTAAAATATACTGCTTTCACTTGATCTATATCTTTAGTTGAACTTAAATATCCCCTACAATTACTTATTAATTTATCCCAAAATACATTTACGTTATATGGATACTCAAACGCACAAGGTCTTGTAAACTTTTCATTATTATTGATAAAAACCTTCATATTTTTATTAGTTAAAATCATTCTGTTCTTGATATTTTTTTGTATTTCTAAAAACTTATTATTTTCAAGTTCAATAGGATCATTATTTTTTGTAATTTGAAAACATTTATTATTTATTATGACATATGTTGAATTTGTATCAAAAATACATCCTATTATCATATCAGAATTATCTATGTTATTCAATATTTTTTGTTTTTTGATTTTTTGATTAAATTCTTCATGATATTTATTTTTCATTTTTTGTTGAAAAATAGTATCTATATTTATACAACTTTTTTTTGTTTTGAGAAATGAAGTTTTTATATTTAGTGTCCCATATATCTGACCACTTATCTTTTTTATAATTACTCATTTTTAGTATATAGTTTGAAGATGATATGTAAGGTCTACGCATTGTTTTGCCATTGGTAACAAAAAATACCATGTCATATACATTTTGATGCATCACCCATTCATAAGAATCGCATGAAAATTCCATAAACCATTTGAATCCTTCTTTCGGTTGTATTCCTGATAAATTCATATAATTTCCAACTACCATTAATCTTTTAATATGATGCAAATATCCTGTATCAAAAGCTTCTTTAATAGCATCGTCGACTGGTAATATACCTGTCGTACCATTATACCAATTATCTGTCAAATGCTTTTTATGATTAAAGTAATTAGATGAAAAATCAACATTAATATAGCAATAATATTGATATTCTCGCCAAAATAATTGTCTCACAAATCCTTCATAACTATTTAACGGTATTACAGATTGATATTTTTCAATTTCTTTTATTATTTCTCCAGGATTTAAAAGACCAATGTTAATCAAAGATGAAAGCATTGAATGATATAAATAATTGTCAGTCTTGTCAATATAATCTTGATAATCTCCGAATAATTTAAACTTAAATCTAATGAAATGGTCTAACCATTTGCGTGCACCATAATGTGTAATAGGAAATATAAAGTTATCTGTATTCCCGCAATTTTTTGGGAAATTCTTATTTACGTAAGAAATTGCTTCGCTGATATACACTTTTTCTATTTTCAAGTTAATTTCTTCAAAAGGTTGTTTAACTTGTGTAATTTGTGTAGAACTTGTATTGTTTTTTAAAACCTTTCTATTATATTTATCTTGCGACTTCACATCTGGTATAATATTAAGCTTTTTCTTAGACCACATATAAAATGCATTAAAAAAATACTTATCAGTCTTTCCACGATATTCTTTCAAATCTGACATTGATAGCATTAAATTAGGTGTGGAAATATCATTTACCTTTGTTTTCAATGGTAATTTAAGAACATCAAGTTTATTCAAAGGATTATATATAATATAGTCGTCATTATGTATGTTTTTATTATAACCAATATATTCAACATTATATCCATACGATTTTAGATAATCCTCATAGTATTTCATAGAAGCCCTATGGAGAACTAATTTCTTTTTATTATAATTGTAATCACAGAAATAGTGAGGACATTCCCATATTACTATTTTTTCCGTTTTGTCTATATATTTTTTATCAAACAATTGATTTGGCAATATTAGCAAAACCATTAAACCTTACTATTCCTATAGAAAAAATATAAGAATTAGATAATATTTTAATATAATGGTTGATTTTGATATAGTAATATGCTACGGTCCTATGGATCAAAATAAAATTCATAAAATGATTGAATATACGAAAAAAAATGTGATTGGATACAGAAATATATACATTGTATCATATGATAGAAGCTTATTAATAGAAGGATGTATTACAGTTGATGAAAATACCTTCGGGTTTAACCCAGTTGTTATTAAATATCTGGGAAATAATGAAAGAAATGGCTGGTATCTACAACAACTGATTAAGTTGTATGCATCATTCGCAATCAAAGACCTTTTAGATAATTATTTGGTAATTGATACAGATACATTTTTTCTAAAACCAACACATTTCTTTGATGAAGACGGGCGCCCTCTTTATAATATTGGAACAGAATATTGGTTCCCTTATTTCAAACATATGGAAAAAATGCATCCCCTATTAAAACGATATGATGAAAGAATATCTGGTATTACACATCATATGGTTTTTCAAAAAAATAAATTACAAAATCTATTTGAAATGGTGGAAAGAATGCATCCTGGTAAACTATTTTATGAAATATTTTTAGAATCAGTAGATCCGCGATTCGCATTAACATCTGGAGCATCAGAATATGAAATATATTTTAATTATTTACAATGTTTTTGTAAAGAATATTTTAATATTCGCCCATTGAAATGGTCAAATGTCAAAATAGAAAACTTAGAAAAAGCAATAGAAATGAATTATGATTATGTTTCTTGTCATCATTATCTCTAAAACAAATAGAAATCTATGAAAAACCATTTTTTACGAAGAGGTTTTACAATTATTTCTCCATTTTGAATAATAACATATGTATATATATGTCTATCAAAGGCCTCTTTTAAAGTTTGATCTAAAAACCATACATTATTTTTTACACGAACATAATCTGTTATTTTATGTCCTACAAACATATTCGTTACATTTATTCTATTAAATAAAACATTAATAGATGACGCATCATCTTGTGTTTTTGTGAAAATAATACTATCTATATCTGTAATTAGCATTTTTACTAAATATTGTTCAACTGGTGTCAAAGTATAGTTTTTGACATAATTATACCATAGATCATTAATATCTTGAAATGATATGTTATATTGTTGCATAATCAAATAATGGATAGATTTAAAACTTGCGTGGCAAAATAATTTGTCACCTATTTGTTTTATAATTGGTCTATTAGCAATTATATGAGATAATTCTCTGTTTTTTCTAATTCTATCAAGATTATAGTATTCGTGATTTCCAATCAAATTAATAAATGTGGAATTATAATGATTTGCTAAAAATTCTAATTTATATGTATAATACACCATATCAAAATGATGTTTCGCATCATCTTCCTCTTTTTTTTTATCTTTTGGATCAATTTGATCACCTAGTTGAATTATTGTTGTTGCTGGAGGTGCAATCCATTTATCATATTTATCAATAACACCCTCATCTTGTAAAATATATTTAAAACGGTTTATATCCCCATGCACATCCGCAATTATTATAATATTCGAAGTATCTGGTTTGGCATAAATTGGGGCGTACATATTTGAAACGAGTGCAATAAGAAAACATATCAATGATCTTCGCATATTGTTTTATAATATGTGACATTTTCTTATATTATTTCACATAGGTTTCTTCAAGTTCATCTCTTGCATTTTTTATTAAATCTTTTATAGAATTTAATACATAATTATATTTGGTGTTATCTGTTTTATCATAAATTACAACAAGTTTATTTTTGATATTATTGAATACATCATCATCTTTTAATTCTTCTGATAATTTTATTACATGGTCATCGCAATAAAGTAAAAGAACATTTGCATTTTCTTTGATTAATTTTGAAGATAATACACTTATGTCTTTCTCTTTCCAATTGTTGTCTTCTAATACTTTACATTTGTTTTCCTTTGTATATAGTATATTATTGTTTTCTGGAAACTCTTTATCAAAATGTTTACGTTCTATGTATTTTGGAATTGTATGTATACCAGCTCTTAATATTTTCAATAGTTCTTCTTTTGTAATATGATCCAATCTTTCATTTCCAAAATTATTTATGACTATATTGTTTTGAATATTATTTTGGTTTTGAATATTATTGATAATTTGTGTTTCAATTATATTTTGAGGATTTGGTTCCCTTGCATATATGACACTCCTTGCTTTGCAATTATTAGCCTTTAAATGCCTTGATTTATGTTGTCTACATGTAAAAGAAATCATACATTTTGAACATGTTAATTCGTCAATACCTCTACATTTTGAAAAATGATTTTCAAAAGATTTCTTAATCTTATAGATTTTATTACATTTATTACAAAAAAAATTAGAGGTTACATTTTTTTCATTTAAGGTTACATTTTTTTCATCAATGGTTACTTTTTTTTCACAACGTTGATTACTTTCTTTTATACCATGAACATTATCTAAATGCCTTTTATAATTATATTTTCTATCAGAAAAATAATTACAATGTGAGCAAACAAAAACTCGTTTAAAGTTTTGACTCATTATATATATATTATGTATATAATTTTTTGTTTATATATTACTCTATTATATACTTCATATATTAGTTATACTCATATTTTATACTTTAGATATCACAATGATAACAGTTACAATATTATATATAATAAACCTGTGTAGAACTGTAAAACAATAAAAAAAAGAAAGAATTACGAATTTATTTTTCATGACAATTTCATTTTCGAAATAGAATCTGAAACGTACTTTTTTACATGGGGTAACATTTTGTTAATTTGGGGTTACATTTTTTTCTGGAGGGGTTACATTTTTTTCTGACGGGGTTACATTTTTTTCTGACGGGGTTACATTTTTCCATTTTTTGAGCATTTTTGTAAAGTTGTACTTTTATAATCCAGGTTACATATAAACTGGTTTGTTTTTTGATTAAACAATGATAAAAAACGTACATTTTTACACCTTTGATATTTGCCATTTTTAAAAGTACTACTCATATATTACATAAACAATCACATTTTCAAACATATTTGTAACTCTCGTTAAGACGATGTTTTACTCATTTTACCCCCCTCTCTCTCCCCCCTTTTCCTCCTAGGGCTTTTGAGATTTATAGG